ACTCCTGCGCGGGAACCCCGGAAAACGGGCGATTAACCGGCGGGAACCGCGCCCGTTGCCGTTAACGGCCGAGGTCCCGGCGGAACTCACGGACCCGATCGCCCAGGCGGAATGGACGCGCACGATCGTCCCGGCGATCGCCACGGGCCAGATCACGGCGGCGGATCGCGGCGTGGCGATCATCCATTGCCGGTTGTGGGCGGATTGGTTGGGCCAGCTTGAGGAGGCCGCCACGATCGGGCGCCATATCTGCCACACGGGATTAAAGAAATACCCGATCCCGAACCCGGCGCGCGGGATGGCCAACACCACGTTGGGGTATTTGCTCAAGGTGGATATGGAGTTGGGCCTGTCGCCTGTGTCCCGATCGCGGGTCACGGCGGCCACATCGGACGCCTCGGCCGAGGACGTGAAGTTAGACAAGATCCTCGCGGTGGAATGAGGCCGATGGAGTACGGCGCGATCCCGGCGTGGCGGTGGGGCGATTGGGTGATCGCCGCGGTCCTGGTGGCGGTGGTGGTGGGGGCCGCGCGCCTCACACGGGATCGCGTATGGACCCGGTGACCCGGTACGCGCGCGCGGTGGTGGCGGGCGAGGTGCCCGCGGGCCAATACCACCGCCTCGCCTGCGCCCGCCACCTCAAGGATCTGCGGGCGAAATCGCCGTACGTGTTTCACCCGGCCCTCGCCAAACGCGCCTTTGATTTATTCGGGTTGTTCCGCCACTACAAGGGATCGGAATGGGCGGGGCGCCCGGTGTTGTTGGAACCGTGGCAGAAATTCATCATCGGATCGTTGATGGGATGGGTCCACAAAAAGACCCGCCTCCGCCGCTACCGGAACGCGTTTATTGAACTCCCGCGCGGCAATGGCAAGTCCACGATCGCGGGCGGGGTCCTCGTGATGTTTGCGTTTTTCATGCGCGAGGCCGCGGCGGAGGCGTACTCCGTGGCCACGAAAAAAGACCAAGCGAAAATCTCATTTCAGGCGGGACGCCAAATGGTCCTCCGATCGCCCGCCCTCCGGCGCCACGTCACGATCGGGAAATACAACCTGCATTCCGAGGCCACCGAGTCCAAGATGGAGGCGTTAGGCGCGGACGCCGATACGCTCGATGGCCTGCGCCCGTACATCGTGGTGGTGGATGAGGTCCACAAACTCCCGTCCGCGGACCTCGTGGATGTCATGCAGTCCGGCATGGGGACGCGGCCGGATCCGTTGTTGTTTGAAATCACCACCGCGGGCCGCGACGATCAATCCGTGTACGGCCAACACCACCTCTTGTCCACGCGCGTCCTGGACGCCACGATCGACATTCCGGAGTGGTTCGCGTTTATCGCCGCCGCGGATCCGGACGACGATTGGACCGCGGAGGCCACCTGGATCAAGGCCAACCCCAATTATGGGGTGAGTGTGAAGCCGGAGTTCCTCAAGACCGAATGCCGCAAGGCGTTGGCCAATCCCGCGGAGCAACCGAAATTCCGCCTCCTGTACCTCGGCCAAAAGATCCAACAACTGGAGGGCTATTTCTCCGTCCACGATTGGCAGGCGTGCCCCGCGTTGCCCGCGGACGAGGAGTTGCGCGCGTTGCCGTGTTGGATGGGGTTGGATTTGTCCTCCTCGATCGATGTCACCGCGGCCGTGTTGGTGTGGCGCCTCCCGGGCGAGGAGTGGGCCGTGCGGCCCATGTTCTGGTTACCCGCCGAACAACTGGAGGACCGCGGCCACCGCGATCGGTTGCCGTACGTCCAGTGGAGTACGGAACCCGTCCCCGGATCCGAGGATCCGATCCTCCACCTCACCGAGGGCAGCACGATTGATTTTGTCCACATCCGCCGCGAGGTGACGCGATTGGCGCGCGAGTGGCGCGTCCGGATGGTGTGCGCGGACCCGTGGCAAATGCGGGAAATGGGACCGGCCTTGGTGGAGGCGCGCGTGCCCGTGATCCTCGTCCCGCAAACGTTCCCCCTCCTCTCCCAACCCATGAAGGCGGTACAGGGCAAGATCCTGGAACGCAAAATCCGCCACGATCGCAACCCGTTGATGAGTGTCATGGTGGCGAACGTCATCCCGCGCGGGGACGATAAGGGCAACGTGCTGCCGTCCAAAAAACGATCCCGCGGGCGGATTGATGGCGTGTCCGCGCTGTTAAATGCCGTCTCCCAACTCCCCTCCACCGCGGACCGCAAACCGTTTGCGCCGTTTTTCTTGGGCCGCTCCACGCCATGACCGCGCCCGATCCGCCGCGCGGGAATAAGGGCGGGCGCCCGCGCGCCCCGGAAAAATCGGTGGAGGTGTGGGCGTGGATCCCCTCGCGCCACCGCGATCAACTCGTGGCCCATGCGCGCGCCCACGGCCGATCGGTCAGTGGCCTCATCCGGACGGCGATCGCCCGGACGTACGGCCCGCGCGATCCGTCCAAATAGGTTTTCCCTAGTAAACAACCCCCACCCCTCGCGGTCCCGGGCGATCCTCCGCGGCGATCCCATGGTTCACGGGTACGCCCAATTTGAAGTGAAGTCCGTAGACGCGGACTCGCGCGTCATCACGGGCACGGCCACCACGCCCGAGGTGGACCGCAAGGGCGACATCGTGGACCCGATGGGGATCACGTTCGCCAACCCGTTGCCGCTCTTGCTCCATCACGATACCCGCCAACCCGTGGGGATCGTGACGTTGCACGCGCCCACCAAACACGGCCTCACGTTCACCGCGCGCCTCCCGGACATTCCCGAACCGGGCGGCCTGCGCGATCGCGTCAATGAGGCGTGGCAGTCCATCAAGGCCGGACTCATCCGCGGCGTATCCATCGGATTTCGCCCGCTCGATGGCGGCGTGGAACTCCTCAAAACGGGCGGCCTGAAATTCAACGGGACCGAAGTCCTGGAGTTGTCCCTTGTGGTGGTCCCGGCCAACGCCGCGGCCTCCATCGAGGCGATCAAATCGTTTGACACCGCGCGCCCATCCTCCGCGTCCGGATCGGATCGGCCCGCCTCACCCGTGCCCGCGTCCGGGCACCCGATCGCGTTCCGCCGCAAGACGGCGGCCCCCATGACCACACAGGAACGAAAGACCGCGTTTGTCGCGGAGAAATCCGCCAAAGTGGCGCGGATGAATGAACTCATGTCCGGCGCCGCGGCCGACACCCTGGACGCCGCCAGCCAGGAGGCGTTTGACACCTTGGCCGAGGAGGTCAAGGCGATCGAGAGCCACCTCGCGCGCCTCGAAGTGTTGGACAAACAGAACATGGCCGCCGCGATCACCGTCAAGGGCGCCACCCCGGACGAGGCCACGCGCGCGCGGGATGTCAAGGCCGCGCCCGTGATTTCGGTCCGGGCCAACGTGCCGATGGGGACGGCCTTCGTCCGCGCCGCCTGTGCGCAGTTGGTCTGCAAGGGCAACGTCCGGGACGCCGCCGCCTACGCCGAGGAACGGTGGAAGGACTCCACGCCCGAAGTCGCCCTGTATCTCAAGGCGGCGATCGCGGCCGGGACCACCACGGACGCCACGTGGGCCTCGCCCCTCGTGAATCAGAACATCTCGGGCGAGTTCATCGAACTCCTGCGGCCCGCGACTATTCTTGGCAAGATCCCGAACCTGCGCACGGTCCCGTTCAACACCAAGGTCCCGAGTCAGACCGCGGGCGGCACGTACGGATGGGTGGGCGAGGCCAAACCGAAGCCGGTCACGAAACTGGCGTTTTCGTCCACGTCCCTCGGCATCTCCAAGGCCGCCGGGATCATCGTGCTGACCAAGGAACTCGTGATGCTGTCCAATCCCACCGCCGAGGCGCTCGTGCGCGCCGACATGGTGGCCGGGATCGCGCAGTTCCTCGATAGCCAGTTCATCGATCCCGCCGTGGCGGCGGTCGCCGGGGTCAATCCCGCGTCCATCACCAACGGGGCACCGACGGCGGCGGCGACCACCAATCCCCTCGCGGATGTCCTCGGGTTGATCAACCACTTTGTCACCAACAACATTGCCGTGGGCGGCGTGACGTTCATCATGTCCGCGGCCAACGCCTTGTCGCTCACGTTCCGGAGCAACCTGGACGGGTCCCCGGAGTTCCCCGGGATCACGATCGAGGGGGGCACGTACAAGGGCCTGAATTTCATCACGAGTCAGGCGGCGGGCACGAACGTGATCGCCTTGCAGCCCCAACAGATCCTGTACGCGGACGAGGGCGGCGTGTCGATCGACGCCTCGGAACAAGCGTCCTTGCAGATGGATAGCGCCCCGGCGTCCCCGGCGGATGCCACCACGGTGTACGTGTCCTTGTGGCAGACCAATTCGATCGGCCTCCGCGCCGAACGGTTTGTGAATTGGGCCAAGGCCAACGCCAACGCGGTGAAGTACCTCACGGCCACGGCGTGGCCCGCGCCGAGCGCGGCGATGGCCACGCGCGGCGGCGACGACACCCCCGAGGCGCCCCCGATGGGACGCGGCGGGCGGTCCAAGGACCTCGGACACGGCGCGGTCTAAGCGGAGGACACCATGGCAGACCGTACCGATACGTTCTACCCGGCCGAGGCCGCGATCCATGGGTATGGGTCGCAACTCCTCGTCTCCGATGGGACGCCCACCACGCCCGTGTGGGCGGCGATCGCGGCGGTGGTGAAAATCACCCCGGGCGAAATGGGGACCGAGGACATCGATCGGACCCACCTCCGATCGCCGGACGCGCACAGAGAACACATGCCAGGACTCCGAGACAGCAAAGCGTTTGTGGTGGAGTTCATCTGGATGCCCGAGGAAGAGTCCCAAAACAACGCGGGCGGCGGGGTGGGACCGTTCACCGAGGGCGGGTTGATCAAGATGTGGCGGGAACGGACGATCCACGATTTCAAGATCCAACTCCCCGCCGTGGCGCCCGCGGTCACGGGCGTGGAGTGGCCGTTCCGGGGCTATGTCTCGAAGTTTCAACCGGGCGAAATCGGTGCAGAAGATAAAGTTGGTGGCACCGCCGAGTTTATGCCCACGCAGGCGTACGACGCGGATCTGCCGTAACGGGCGGCGCGATCGATCGAGGTCCCGGGTGGGTGGGGAGCGCGGTGCCAAGGATGGCGGGGGGTGGACACTCTAACCGTTATCCGGGGAGGCCGCCGCGAGGTGCCCGCCCGCCCGGGCGTGTGTCCGAGGGGGACCGCATGGCCACGCGCGTGAGATTGGTGGCCCTGATGGACCTCCGGACGGAGCGCAAGGCCAAGGGTGAAATCTTTGTGGTGAGTGGCCCGGTGGCCGCCGTCCTCATCCAACGCGGCAAGGCGCGCGCGATCCCCGATCCCGATCCCGATCACTACGCCACGCGGATGTTGACGCCGCGCACAGGATCCACGTCATGAGGTGGCCACGGTGGATCCCGTGGGTCACCAAGGCCGCGCCGCCCGCGGGCCTCTCCCCGCCGTCCAACACGCGCGGGTGGTACCCCCTCATCCGCGAACCCTTCACGGGCGCATGGCAACGCAACCTCGAAACCAAGGCCGGGGATGTGCTGACGTTCGCGGCGGTGTACGCCTGCGTGACGTTGATCGCGCAGGACATCGCCAAGTTGCGGATCAAGTTGGTGGAACAAGACGCCGAGGGGATCTGGCAGGAAGTGGAGAACCCCGCGTACTCGCCCGTGTTGCGGAAACCCAATCATTTCCAAACGCGGATCGCGTTTATGGAAAGTTGGATGTTGTCCAAGTTGATCCACGGCAACACCTATGTGATCAAGGAACGGGACTCGCGCGGCGTGGTGATCCGGTTGTACGTCCTCGATCCGCAACGGGTCCGCGTCCTCGTGGCGCCGGATGGGTCCGTGTGGTACGCCCTCGGCGCGGACAACCTCTCACAACTGGAGGACGCCATCACCGTCCCCGCGTCCGAAATCATCCACGATAAAGCCTGCACGTTGTACCACCCGCTCGTGGGGATTTCGCCCGTGTCCGCGTGTGGCCTCGCGGCGATCCAGGGCGCGCAGATCCAGAACTCCTCGGCGCAACTCTTCGGGAATGGCGCCATGCCCGGGGGATTGTTGTTTGTCCCGCCCGTGGAATTTCCCGATGAGGAGGCGCGCGAAAACCTTCAACGCCGATGGATGGAAGGGTTTTCCGGCCCCAATGTCGGCAAGGTCGCCGTCCTCGCGTCCGATTGGAAGTACGAAACCGCGGGCGTGAACGCTACCGACGCGCAACTGATTGAGCAACTCAAATGGACCGCGGAGAATGTGTGTATGGCGTACCACGTTCCGCCGTACAAGATCGGCGCCGCCACCCCGCCCGCGTACAACAACATCGAGGCGTTGAACCAGGAGTACTACGCGCAGGCCCTCCAGAACCCCATCGAATCGATCGAGGTGTTACTGGATGAGGGGTTGGGGATGCGCGTGGGCCTCGGGACCGAACTCGATTTAGATGACCTCATGCGGATGGACACGATGACGCGCGCCACCGCGGCGGAACACGCGATCAAGTCCGGCATGAGTCCGAACGAAGTCCGGTGGCGATTCTACGATTTGGGGCCGGTCAAGGGCGGGGAGTTCCCGTACATGCAACAACAGAATTGGCCCCTCGCCCTCCTCGGGACGCGGCCCGCCGCCGCCCTCGCGCCGCCGCCCTCGGTGCCCGCGCCCGTGCCGGACACGGACGCGGACGAGGACGAGGAGAAGGTGGCCGCCACCACCAAGGACGTGGCCGCGGCCCTCCGCCGCGCGTTGGAGGTGTCCGCATGAGGACGTACGCCGAGGCGTTGGCCGCGGACCTCGCGCCCGTGGTGAAGGACGCGATCGCCGCCGCCACCGCGCCCCTCCTCGCGCGGATCGCGGCGTTGGAACTCCGCCCCATCATCCCGCCGCGTGATGGGCGGGACGGCCTCCCGGGCGCCAAGGGCGATCCCGGCGATCCCGGGCCGCAGGGCGATCGCGGCCCCCAGGGCGATCCCGGCCTCGTGATGGATGCGGCCGATTTCGCCACCGCCACGTACGATGGGGAACGCGGCATTATCTTGAAATTCGGCACGGGCGATCGTGCGGTCACGATCCCGATCGCGTTCCCGATCCCGATCTACCGCGGCGTGTTTGATGAGGCCAAGGCGTACGATCCCGCGGACGTGGTGACCCACGCGGGGTCCGTGTGGATCGCCAAGGTGGCCACCTCGGCGCGGCCCTCGGATATTTTCCCGGCCGGGCAATCGGCGTGGACGTTGATGGCCAAACGCGGGCGCGATGGACGCGCGGGCAAGGACGCCCGGGCCACCCCGTGATCCTCATGCCCGGGGTTCGGTGGCGCGTGGATCAAGTCACGCCGCCCACGGAACAAGGACTGCCCCTCGCGTTTGTCCGGGATGATCACCTCAAGGTGGTGAACGGGACCGTGGAGGACGCCTACATCCAGCATTTGATGTTCGCCGCCCTGCGCGCGTGTGAACGGTGGAGTTGGCGATCGATCATTTTGCAAACGTGGCGATTGGTGGCGAACGCCGTCCCGAGTGATGGCCGGATCCTCCTCCCGCGCCCGCCCGTGATCGCGGTCACCGAGGTGGAGCGGGACGGCGTGGTCCTCGATGCGTCCGCGTACGAGGTGTCCATTCCTCGGGGTCCCTCGGCGGGGTTCGGGATCGTCCGGTTCACCGCCGCCGCCCCGATCCAGCGGGCGCCGCCCGAACCCCCGGCCGAACTCCCGGGGATCGAACCGATCCGGATCACCTATACGGCCGGGTACGTCACGGGGCCGCCACCCGAGGGCGAAATCCCCGGGGATTTGCAACACGCCATGTTGTTGGTGATTGGCGAACTGTACAAACGCCGGACCCTCTCGGTGGAGGGCACGTCCACGATCCCCGCGGTGATCCAGGCGCGGGACATTTGTCTCGGGTACCGGCCGTACTGACATGGCCACGAAGGGCGGGATTGAACCGGGGTCCCTCGATCGCCACATCACGATCGAGGCGCGCGCCGCCACCGATGAGGTGGACGGGGCGGGCGGGCCGGTGGAACCGTGGACCACGTTGGCGACGGTGTGGGCGTCCAAGGTGGACACGGAGGGCCGGGAACGCTATCAGGCCCAACAAATGGCGTCCGCGGTGGACACCGAGTGGGTGATCCACTACCGCGCCGACATGGACCCGGAGTTGTTGGACATCCCCACGTTGCGGCGTGTCATGTACGCGGGCCGGACGCATGACATTGTCCACGCCCTCCACCTCGGGCGGCGCGAGGGGATCGCGTTACTCACGTTGGCCTCCACCAAGGTGGCGTGATGGCGATCCACATCGAGGGCGATCGGGAGATGGCGGCGAACCTCGCGGGGATGACGCGCGCGTTGTCCAAGGCCGCCGTGATCCGCGAACTCACCGCCGCCGCCGAACCCATCCGCGCCAAGGCGGCCTCGTCCGCGCCGCGCGGCCAATTCCCGCCCCACCTCGCGGATCACATTGTGATCGCGGCGGTGGAGGACGAGGGCGGCGCCCCGGCCGTGGCCATCGGTCCCACGCCCCACTTTGCGTACGGCCGATTCCAGGAGTGGGGCACGATCCACCACCCCGCGCAGCCGTTCATGCGGCCGGGGTTTGACGCGGGCACGGCGGCGGCGATCACGCGCGTGGGTAAGGGGTTGTACACCACGGTCACGGACGCGAACACCGAGGGATGATGACGCCCGCCGAAATCGTCCGGACGCGATTGCTGGCGGTCCCGCGGGTCACCGCGATCGTGGGGTCCCGGATCTACACGTTGATGTTGCCGCAAAACTTTACCGGGACCACCGCGATCCGCCTCCAGCGGATTTCCGAACGGGACACGATCCACCTCCGCGGCGCGGGCGGCCAATGGGTGGCGCGCGTCCAGGTGGACGCCCTCGCGCCCACCGTGGCCGAGGCGTACGCCTTGGACACGGAGGCGCATGGCGATGGCGCCGGATCCGCCCTCGCGGGATTTCTCGGCCCGGTGGGGACCACGTACGTCCAATCGATCTTGCCGGACGCGGCGCGCGAAGTGTTCGAGCCGAACGAGACGCAACTCATCCGCGTGATCCGCGATTACTTCGTGACGTTCACGGAACATCGGGTCTTTTGATCGGAGTGTCCAATATGGCCAATCGGGAACGGGGCGAAGGGCGGGTGGTAGTGGGGGACCGCGAGTACACGGTGGTGTGTACCACCAACGCCCAATGCGAACTCGAAACCCATTTGAGTACGGCCGCGCGCGAGGTGACCACGGGCGATGTGATCGACGCGATCCAGCGCCGATCCAAAACCGCCCTGCGCGCGTTTTTGTGGGCGTGTCTCCTCACCCATCATCGGGCGGAGTTCCCCACGGCCGAGGCGGTGGGGCCGTTGATGGATGAGGCCGGGGCGGATTATCTGGCGGGCGTGGTGGCCGAGACGTGGAAGTCCTCCCAACCCACGGCCGAGGACCTCGTGGCGGCGGGCGGTCCGGCGCCCGCGCCAAACCCTCCCCCGCGCCCCCCGCGCCGCAAGGGCGGCGGGGGGATTGGGCCGGGTTCTATCGATCGGCAAGGCGTGCCGGGATCCCCGGCGCCGAGTTTTGGGGGTTGACCGTGCGCGAGGTGGTCCGGGAACTCGGGATCGCGCGGGACCGTGAGGAACGCGCCGCCACCCGGGATGTCACCCTGGCGTGGACCACGGTCCGGTTGTACGCGGAGTGGCGCACGAAAAAACTCCCGGCCCTCGCGGACCTGTTGCCGAAAGCGGGCGCGGCCCCCACGCCCGCGCGCCCGTACGGGCAAACGATCGCGGAGCAACGGACGATGTTGGATGTCCTCGCGCGCCGCCACGGCGGGCGCGTCCGCGAGGTGAGGGCATAAATGGCCGAAGTGGTCGGGACACTCCGGGCGATTTTCACCGCGGATACGTCCGGGTTCAATACGGCGCTGTCCGGCGCCGCCACCAAACTCAAGGACGTAGACAAGGACCTCAAGGGCGCGGCCACGTCCTTGGGCGGGATGGAGAAGGCCGCGGGATCCGCGGGCGGCGGGATCGGGTCCTTGATGGGACCGCTCAAAACCGTGGGCGCCTTGGCGGGTGTCTCGTTTTCCGCGCAGGCCGTGATCGGGTTCGGCAAATCCATCGTGGACGCGGCCGGGGAGGCCGTGGACCTCTCCGCCAAACTCGGGATTTCCACGCAGGCGGTCCAGCAATTCAAATTCGCCGCGGACCAAACCGGGACCAACATCAACACGGTGGGCGGCGCCATCGTCAAGATGAATAACGCCCTCGTGGAGGGCAAGTCCGGGACGGTGCAGGCGTTACAGGCGGCGGGGTTGTCCCTCGCGGACATCCGCAACATGCGCCCGGAGGACGCGTTTCTCGCCATCACGGACGCGGTGAAAAAAATCCCCGATCCGATGCTCCAGACGCAAATCGCCATGGAGCTATTCGGCAAGTCTGGCGCCGAACTCCTCCCCGCGATTAAGCAAGGGTTCCGTGAAACGGCCGAGGGCGCCTCGTATATGTCGGATGCGGCCGTCACCGCGTTTGATGACATGGCGGATGGCCTCGCCACCCTCGGGAACAACATCAAGAATTGGTCCGGGAACGCGGTGGCGGCCATGGATGATTTCTTCCGGCCGTTATCCCACTGGATGCGCGGCGGGTTGGGGATTGGCGATGTCACCAAGGACATTGTGGGGGACCTGAACAACCTCACCGCGGGCCTGCGCGGCGCCTCGGATATGTCCAAGGCGTTGATCCCCCCCACGGCCGACCTCGCCAAGATCATGAAAGAGCAAGACGCGGCCCTCGCGCCCGTGATCAAAAAGATGAACGAGAAACTCAAGGCGGATGAGGCCGCCGCCAAGGCCACCCAACAACACACGGACGCCATCAAGGCGTTGGCCGATCAATATTCCGGCCGCGCGATCGATCAAAAGATCGCGGACGCCGCCGCCGCGGTCACCCAATTGGGCGGCGCCATGGCGATGAACGCCACGCAGGCCACCCAATTGGCCGCGGAGATTGCCAAGTGGGACGCGGCGGGCCACACGATCCCGCCCACGTTGCGCGAGGTGCAGGCCGCCGCCACCGCCGTGTGGGCCGCCAATCTCAAGATGTCCGACAGCATCAAGGTGGTGAGTCTGGACTTGGACACCCTCAAGGGGAAAGTGATCCCGGTGTCGCAGGCGTTCCGGGATATGGAGTTTGCCACCAGCTTGGCCACCCAAGGCATGGTGGGGATGGGCGTGGAAGTCAACACCATGTCCGCGGTCCAACTCCCCAAGTTGGCCACCACGATTACCTCGATGTCCCCGTACCTCGATCAACAACGGGCGAAAACGCAGGCCTGGGGCGCGAGCCTCTCCCAACTCGGCGGGATCTTTGGCCAATTCGGCGGGCAGGCGGGATCGGCCCTCGGCCATGTGGCGGATCAATTTGGGCGGGCCGTGGAGGCGGGCGGGAATTTCGCCACCGGCATGAAAAACTTCTCATCCTTCTCGGTCCAATCGATCGGGAACATCGCCAACGCCGCCCAAGGCGTGATGTCCATGATCAACTCGATGCAGGGCATGACGAAATCCCACGCCCAAAACGCGCCGAGTAAGTGGGGCGCGGCGGGGCAAGGCGCCATGCAAGGCGCGCAAGTGGGGATGATGTTCGGGCCGTGGGGCGCGGCGGTGGGCGCGGGCGTGGGCGCGATCGCGGGATTCCTCACGGCCTCCTCAGTGGCCACCAAGGCGAACGATGTCCGCGATGACCTCCAGAAACAATTCGGCGGGTTCGGCGCCGCCCAAAAAGTGATCGGGGATTTCGGCAACGATCCCGTGTTGATGGAAACGTACGGGAATTTCTACACCGCGGGCACGGCGGGCGCCGTCCAGGACAATTACGCCGCGTTCACCGATCGCCTCAAGGAACTCACCGAGATGCGGGACAATCCCCCGGCGCCCGCGAGTCCGTGGGGCGGCCCGCAAACGGGCGGATACCCCCCGGATTGGGGATGGGCGCCCACCGGGATCGAACCGCCGTCCTTCCAAAATGCCCCCCTCCACGCGGTGACGGGCGCAGGCGTGGCCATGCTCCACCCCGGGGACATTGTGGGCGTCCCGCCGGACAATGGCGCCATGGTGGGCGCCCTCCACAACATCGAGCGGATGCTGGCCCGCCAATCGGTGGAGTTGGCCGTCACCGTCCGATCCGCGATCCAAACCGCGTGAGGCGCCCGCCATGATGTGGTGGTGGACGATTGAGGGCGAGTTTAACGGGCGCGGCAACGGATGGACCGATTGGTCCGCGGATGTCATGGCCGAGGAACTCACCGCGCGGTATGGCGTCCTCGGGACCCGGCCCACGGACTTGGTGGCGGGCGCGGGCATGTTGTCCTTCGCGCTGGACAACTCCACCGGGAACTCGGCCGGGATCCTCGGGTACTACAGTCCCGCCCACGCCCGATGCCGCCCCGGGTTTGCCACCGGGATTGGCGTCCGGTTATCCGTGCAGGTTCCCGGGTACCCGCGCCACTACAAATGGGTGGGGACGATCGAGGCGATCACGCCGATCGCGGGGGTGTACGGGCGCCGGATCACGGAGGTGACCTGTACCGATTGGATCGATTACGCCTCCCGGACCAAGGTGAACGCCTTGGGCGTGCAACTCGAAAAACGATCCGATCAATTGTTCGCCCTCCTCGTGAGTTCGGTCCCCATCCAACCGCGCGCGGTCCAAGTCGGGACCGCGGTGGACGTGTACCCGTTCGCGTTCGATAACCTGGAGGACGAGTCCCGCACGGTCCTCACCGAAATGGCCCGTCTGGCGAAGTCCGAGGGCGGCCGGATTTACCTCCGCGGCGATAACGTCCAAGGCGGGACGTTAGTCTTTGAACCGCGCGCGGCGCGCGTGGTGTCCCAATCCAACGTGGACACGTTCCCGGATACAGAACTCACGGGACTGGACGCGCCGCGATCGCGCGCGCAGATCATTAACCGGGCGTTGGCCGTCACCAATCAACGCCGCCTGGGCGCCACCAATACGGAAGTTTTGTACGATTCCACCTCGCGGATCGGCGTGGACATTGGGCAATTAAAATTGTTCGCCCCGTACCGCGATCCCACCATGGAGGTGGAGCGGATTTCGGCCGTGGACGTGCAAACCCCCACCGCCGCCGCCGGGGACATTTCGGCCACCGTGAATGAGGACGGGACCGGCGGGGATGTCACCGGATCGATCACGATCACCGCGGGCGATGAGGGGAACGGCGCCCACGTCCTCATCACCAATGCCGGATCCGGGAAAGCGTGGGTGTGGTTCCGGATCCGCGGGCGTCCCCTCGTGACGTACCGGACCACGGTGGCCGAGGCCGAGGACGCGGATTCCATCCTCAATCAAGGCGAGTCCGCGGTCACGATGGAGATGCCGTACCAATCCGATCCGGCCGTGGCCCTCCAGGTGGCCCGCCACACGATCCGGATGTTCGGTCAACCCACCGCCGCGCCCGTGATCCAGTTTCTCATCGGCGGCGACGAGCCCGCCCTGGCGGATCGCGTGTTGCGGCGCGAGGTGGGCGATCGGGTGGGGATTAGTGAGGAGGTCACCGGGATCGGCGCCCGCGGGTATTTCATCAATGCGATTGATCTGACCCTGCGGGAGGGCGTGGCCCTCGCGGTGTCCTGGACGCTGCAACCCGCCGATCAAGGAAATTATTGGAGAAACAATCTCCAGGGCGCGGGCAACGTGTCCTTGATGATTGTGGCGCCCGGGAATTTGATCGGCCACTCGGACATCGCCCACGCGGATGGGACCCATGTGGATGTGGCCCACGCGGACATCATCCACGCGGATACCGCGGGCCACGGCGACAGTCACAGCGATTTCGCCCACGGCGATCATGTGGACGCGGCGGCGCCCCACCAGGACGCGCCCCACATTGATGACGCCCACGATGATGTGGCCCATGGGGACACGCCCCACGCGGACGCCAGCACGCCCCACTATGATCGGGCACACCTCGATGACGCGCATTATGACGCCCACGGGGATACGCCCCATAACGATCAACCCCATGCCGATTCCCACGGGGACGTGGGCCACCAAGACCATACCCACGCGGACCACCAGGACATCATCCACGACGATGCGATCCTCCCGCCCACCCAACACGTGGATCATTTTGATACGGGGATTCCCCCGGGGTTCCACCAAGATTCCGTGCATGTGGACACCGCCCACGGCGATGACGCCCACCAGGATTCCGGCCCGCATGTGGATAGCGCGTTCGGGGATGTCCACGGCGATTTCGCCCACGGCGATGACACCCACGAGGATGTACCGGCCGCCCATGGGGACACCCCGTTCACGGATGTGGCGTTCCAGGATGATCCCCACGATGACACGGCCCATGTGGACCACAGCGATACCGCCCATATTGATTCCCTCCACCAAGATACTCACGCGGACTCGGCGGCCCACACGGATACGCCCCACAGCGATTACCCCCACGTGGACGTGGCCCACACGGACACGCCCCACCTTGATGAGGGCTAACCATGTCGATTGAACTCCTCCCCCTCGGCCAATCCTGCAACCTCGCGTGTGCGTACTGTTACGAAGAACCCATGCGGGCGGCGGGGAATGAACGCGAGGGCGCGTACGATTTCGATCGCATGTTCGCGGGGTTGCTGGCCGAGGGCGTGGGCCAACCGATCGCGGGCGGCTATGGCCTGACCGGGTTTACGGTGTTTGGCGGCGAACCGCTACTCCTGCCGCGCGCGGACCTCCTCCGCGTGTGTGAGTGGGCGCAGGCGAAGGGCGTCCCCCTCGGCGTGCAAACCAACGGATCCCTGATCACGCCCTGGCACCTCGACGTGTTCGCCCGGTTCCACGTCACCGTGGGGATTTCGATCGATGGCCCGGAGGATTTGAACGACCTCCGATGGGTGGCGAGTGAGGCGGCCACGCGGGACGCCACGCGCCGGACCGTGACGGCGATCGCCGCCCTTGTGGCCGCGGGCCGCCCGCCGTCCATGATCGTGACCCTCTCGCGCGTGAACGCCGCGCCGGATCGATTGGGGCGCCTCGTGTCCTGGATCACCGCGTGGATCGCCCGCGGCGTGACCGCGTGGAATTTCCATACCTTGGAAACCGACAACGGCACGGAGGCCCGCCAACTCTCCACCGCCGAGGCCGTGGGCGCCGCCACGGCGTTGATCGCGTTGGGGGATCGCCACGGGCTGGAGTTTTCGCCGTGGTCCGATATGCGCCGTGCCCTCGTGGCCGAGGATGACACGGGCGTCAATTGTATTTGGCACGCCTGCGATCCGTTAACCACCAACGCGGTCCGCGGCGTGGACGGGCAGGGCCACCGGAAAAATTGTGGACGCGTCAACAAGGACGGCGTGCCCGCGCGCAAGGCCGATACCGCGGGCCATGAACGGCAACTGGCCTTATACCTCACGCCGCAGGAGTTCGGCGGGTGTCAAGGGTGCCGGTTTTTCCTCGCGTGTGGCGGGGAGTGTCCGGGCACGGCCGAGGGCGGCGATTGGCGATCCAAGACCGCGCATTGTGCCACCTTGCAGGCCACGTTTCCCCTCATCGAGGCGGCGATCGTCCGCGCGGGCGGCGTGCCCTTGTCCCTCTCGCTCGATCGCCCGCGCGTCGAGGCGGCCATGGTGGCGGCGTGGATGCGCGGGGAGTCCCTCACGCGCGCCGCCGCCCTTCGGGGCGCCACCGGGACGCCCGTCGTGGCGCATGGCGATCGCCCCCATGTGGACACGCCCCACCGCGATCACACGGACCGGCCCGCCGCCGTCGTCCCGAGGGCGGAGGCGGTGTCCGCGTGACCCGGTACCCGAACGCCCTCCCGGATTTCACCCGGACCGCGTGGGTATCGGATGCCGCGCGCGATCAGTGGGCGCCGATCGTGGCGGCGATCGGGACCCTGCGCCAACGCCTGGAAACCGACACCGTGTACCGCGGGGTCCGCATGGCCGCGATCACCGAGGACCACCCCGCGAACCTCACCGAGTGGATCCTCGGGGCCGCGGCCCACGGGTGTGTGGCGTTCCCGTTAGCCCTCACCGCGGACGCGGCGGCGTACTCCGCCGTGCAACGCGCGCCGCGCCCGGGCGAACCCGCGCGCCAACGGATCGCGGTGGTGCAGGCCACCGAGGCGGCCCGGTTCCGCGCCGCGTGGTCCCACGGGGACGATGACACGATCGGCGCCCTCCTCGGGTTTCCCGGATGTTGCCGCGCCCATTTCCGCCGCGTGTGGATCGCGGACCACCGGATCGATCCGACGTGGCAACAGGCCACGCCCACCGATACCGTGGACACCGTGGAGGTCCGCGAGTTTGCGCCCGCGTGCAACGTCTTGGGCCGATGGATGGGCGTCCGGCAAGTGGCCCACCTCCCGTGTTCGTTCACCTGCGCCGCCACGGTGGCGGAGGCGGCGCGGTGGGCGGCGGTGGCCGAGGCGATCGGCGCGGGGGACACGTGGCGGGAGTTGGTGGCGATGACGCGGTGGCCGGTGGAGTGGTCCGGCCTCCACGGGATCGGGCAAATTGTCACGCCCGTGTGGAAAGTGATCGCGCGGACCGACGCCACCGCCCAACGCCTCACGGTCCGCGTGTACGGGGACACGATCCCCGCCGAGGCCGCCACCGGGTTGGTGTTCCCGTACCCGCGCGCCATGGCGCCCCCCGAGGACACATGGACGGCCAACGGGTTTGCGTCACGCGCGGCGATGACCCGCGCCCATGACGTGATCGCGCAAGCCGTGAAGGCGTGGCGCCCGGTGGCCGGGAATGTCTTAGACCTCGGATGTGGATCGGGGGAGTTAGTCCGGCGCCTCGCCACCGGGCGACGTGGTGGCGTGGAACGCGATCCCGCGCGTCACGCCCTCGCGGTGGCGCGCGATCCCCACGGCGCGTACGTCTGCGCGGACCTCCGCGATCCCGCCGTGTGGCCCGCGGGGCCGTGGGATGTGATCGTGTGTATGGTGGGGCGGTTGTTGGAGAGTGACGACACCGCGGCCGATGTGGCCCTGTGCGATCGGCCGGTAGTGGTGTACGCGTACGCCGATTGGTTGGCGGGCCGCCACATCGACACATTAATCGGCGCGGCCGGAATGGGCGGGCGCCGCGTCCTCGCGCGCGCGGCCACGGACGCGGCGGCGGCGGTGGTGTTGGCATGAACGCGAGAGGTGCATCGTGAGTTGGACGACTCCCAGGACCTGGATCCCCTACGAACTCGTGACCGATAGCATGTTAAACGTCCACGTCCGCGACAACTTGAACGCGGTCACGCGCGTGGTGCATCAACTGACGAGCCCCCTCGGGCTGCCGAACAGCGGCACGGCGTTAACCAACGTCTATAACGTGAATTTCCCGATCGTGATCCTGCCGACCGACGGGGACGCGCTCGTGATGACGGTCGGTGGCTACTATGGTCTCGGGACGAATAACAAACTCGTCGCGGGCTATATCAACGGGCAAGTGGTTGCCAATAACGCCCAACTCGGCCCCGTCACCATCGCCGACCAATACTATTTGCTCACGAGTGATATTCGCCGAACGGGTCCCACGGGCGTATTTATCACAACCACGTGCTCAAATCCGGCGTTTACGTACAACTACGCGTACTCGGATGTTTCGTGGGCGGGGATCATCAACCTCCAAGTTGCGCTCCTGGGGACCGTGACGGCCGATCTGTATATCAATAGCGTCCGCGTGGAACTCAAACGCGCGGGATCCGGGGTGTGAGCATGTATACGATCCGCTTCGACACCGATCGGGAATTTGGCGCGTGGTTTTGTTTCCTCCACCTCGGCGCCCACCTCGCGGCCAACCTCCACAAGGATCGATCCCTCGCGGATGTGGCCCGCGAGGCGAAACTGGATCAACAACTCGCGGCCATGTCGGACGTGGACGCCGCGCAACAAACGCCCGCGGGGACGGCCCTCCGCCAACTCCGCGAGGGCCGCGGCCACATCCAAGTGGACGGGGATACGTTGGCGATGATCGATCGGTACGTCCGGTATGGCGCCGAGAAATCCGCGCCCGATTGGGCGGCCTCGGCCGTGGTGGCGTTGGACGTGGTGGCGCGCGCCCACGATCCCGCCGCGCGGTAAGGGGTTTTCCCTAGTAAACAACCGCCGCCCCCCGGGCCACCGGGCGATCCTCCGCGGCGAGGTACCCATGGCCAATCCGAAACCCACGCAGCCGATCGCGGACCCGGACCGGGACCGCCCCGATCGGGACCCGCGGCCGATCGAGGACCCGGACCGCCGCCCTCACCCCGAACATCCGATCGAGGAACCCCCCGATCGCCTGCGCCCGGGCACGAAACCCACGCCGCCCGCCGAACCGAAACCCACGGCGCGGTAATGCCCAACCCCACCACCGTTGGGATCGCGCGGATCGTGTGCGCGCGGGAGGGGAAATTCTCCAAGGGCTGTGAGTGGCGCGGCGCCATCGGCCCGTGGGAACAAATGTTCCTCCACGTCCACCCGAACAATGACGGGACGTACGCGATCCTCTCGCCCGATGGGTCCGAGTGGTTTTCGTTTGATGAGGTGACGGGCGGATGGGGATGGCGCCCCAATGAACCGGGGCAACCCGGATCGTGGGAGAAATTCGATCGGGACCTCTCCCGGCCCTCGCGGATCGTGTCCCAACACGATCCGTCCGTGGATTTTGTGGTCCTCGGGGAGTTCCCCGCCACGGCCCCGCCCGTGCCGGTGTTGACGGTCCCGAAACTCTGGATCGAGGGCCGCGATTGGCAGGATGACGATCGGCTGTACGTCCCGCGGTGGTGTGGGATGTTATCCGCCCTCCGCCCCGATCGGTCCCGCGATCAATGGGAGGAATATCTGGCGTGGGCCATCGGCGCGGGGTTCACGGGCGCGCGCGTGTTTGCGGGCGCGTTGACGTGGGCCAACCAAACCGCCGAGGCCGCGCGCCAACGCCTCCCCGAATTTCTGGATGTCCTCGCGGCCCACGGGTTCGCGTGTGAGGTCACGGCCTGCACCGATTCCGCGAGTGGGTACGATTGGCGCCACCACCTCCGCGCGGTGATGGACATTTGCCGCGGACGCGAGGGCGTGGTGGTGGAGGGCGCGAACGAAATCGGCCACGGCACGCAGGCCGAGGACCTCACGATTGAGAACATCCGCGAGGTGATCCAGGACCCCGCGTTCGTGGCCCTCACCGTGGCGTGTGGCGCGGTGTTCACCGACGAACCGGACGCCACCGGGCGGTACCCCGGATACGGTGGCGATTACTGCACCGTCCACCTCGATCGCGGCCGGGACTATTGGAACCAATGCCGCCGCGTCCGCGAGTTGTACGCCTGCGTGGAGGCCGAGGGCGTCCCGTGTCTGGACAATGAACCCCTCGGCGCCGCCGAGTTGGATGGCGAGGACACGGGCAAGCAACGGTGCAATGATCCGCCGTTTTTCGCGTGTCTCGGCGCCCTCGATCGCGCGTTCCAGGGCGTGGGCGGGATCCACCATTCGGACGCGGGCGTGGATGTCCTGCTCCCCGGCCCCGTGCAAACCGCCTGCGCCGCGGCGTACGTCGCGGCCCACCTCGCGGTGGAGCGGTGTCTCCCGGGGGTGGTGGGCGGGTACTACAACGCGGGCCACACCAACTCGCCCGTGGGGTACTACACGGAGGCCCAATGGGCGCATGAGATTGTCCGCCACTATTCCTTCTGCCACGGCGGCCGGGGCGCCTCGGTGGTGATCGGGTTGGCCAATCCCAACCTGCACCTCAATTGGCAAAACGGATGGGCGCCCACCGCGCCCGCGCCGGTCGTGGAGTACGCGCGCGCGGCGGATGGCTCGAAGTTACAAGTATGGGAAATCGTGCAAACCGGCGCGCGGTCCCACCGCCGGTAACGTGTGGGTTCGGGCGGCCGTTCCCCACGGATCCCACATGGGCCGGGGCGGATCATTGCCGCCACTGTCACGCGTGGGCGGCCGACTTGATCGCCCAATTTCGGCGGGATGTGTTGTTCGGCGTGTACGATGCCCGCGGGTACAAACCCGGGGAACGGAGGCCAGACCCATGATCGCCCTCGCCTTGATCCTCGCGGCCCTCGTGTTGGGCGTGGTGGAGTTGGTCCGGACGCGCGGCCAATCCCTCACCGCGTGGGCGGTGGCCCTCCTCGGCCTCGCCATCGGATACGGACATCTCCCATGACGGTGTACCGCGGGTTTGTGATCCGCCGGAACGGGCTCCGGTTCCTCGTCCACCGCGACGATCGCCCCGCGTCCCTCTTCCTGGGGTCCTTCGTGACGGTGGAGGCGGCCCGCCACGCGATCGATACGTACATGGCCACGGCGACCAAGGGGACACCATGACGTGGATCTTCCTCGTGTTCGCGGCGTGGAATATCGGGACGGCCGTTTGGTACGTGGCGCAACTCCTCGGGGCGTACACGCCCACGCCCATGCCGGGGCCATCGGGGCCGCGGTGGCGGGACGTGTTCAACCACGGGATCATCGCCGCGTTGTGGGTCTGGATCTACCGCCTCTCCTGACATGGCGATCCCGATCGTTCCCATCCCGGTCCCGGTGGATCCCCTCACCGCGGCGTTGCAACTCGTGAATAGCATCCTCGCGTTGATCACGGCGGTGGTGGAGTCCCAACCGCCCGATGTCCGCGCCACCTTGTGGCGGATGCACGTCGAGGACTTGAAGGAATGGCGCGCGTTCCTCAAGTCGCTGAAGTTGCCCGCGCCCGATCCAGCGCCGCCGATCGCCGCGGGGCGAAAGTCTCGTCCGGAATTTGTCAGCAATTTGTCAACACACCAGAACAAACAAGGGCAAACACGGACTGACGAGGGCGTACGAATAAAGCGCCGTAAACCCCGGTAAAACCGCACGTTAACCCACACCGACGTACACGGACGTACACGGACAAAAAGCCGGAAATTGGACTCATAACCCAAAGGTCGGGGGTTCAAATCCCCCCCCCGCAACCAATCTTTTCAACAACTTACGGCGATCATCGGGATCGCCGGAAGTCCATTTGTCCGGTTTTTGTCCGGTGTCCAAAACAGATCTGGGGGCGAAAGTGGATCAGATTTCGGCCCCGCCCGCGGATCATGTCAAGACAAAAAAAGGGCGGCGCCGCGCGCCGCCCATGGAAGGGCCGCCCCGGTAACGACCCGCTATCTATCGGGGGGCCACTCCCCGCCTTCCGCCTCGGCCCGCGCCATGCGGCGTTGGCAGGCGGCGCAAATCGAGGACCGCGCCGCCCTGGGGAGGCGGCCATCACAAAACACACACCGCGCCACGATCCGGCCGCGGGCGTCCCGTTCGGGACACGGGTCCCCTGGCGTGTGGCCGCAACATGGGAAATCCTCACACCGCGCCATGGGGCTATTCCTCCTCCTCGATCCGCATAGTGACGGTGGTCCCGAACCGGACGCCAACGGGCGGCGCCGGTTCCACTTTCACCGGATCACAACGGCGGAGGTCCCGGCATTTGGCGCGCGCGCCTGCGCGGGTTTCCGCCCATGTTGCCACCACGCTGCCCGTGGGAAGGGTGACGTACCACCGTTTGAGGATCCGCCCGTGGGGCGTGAGTTGTGTGGCCTGCGCGGTCATCGGCTGCCCTCGGGGGCCAACTGGCGCCCGGGGACGAGGCGGATCCCCAAGGCCCGGGCGCGGTCCCCCGCCGTGGCCGCCGCGGGCGGCGTGGCCGCCGCGGGCGGCGTGGCCGCCATCCGCATGGCGCGATCGATCGTGTCCCCGCCCCGCGCGCGGGTGGCGGCCAGGACGTGCTGATACACGTCCTGCGTGAACGCCACCGAGGCGTGGCCCATTTGCTCGCTCACGTACTTGGCCGGGGCGCCATCCGCGAGGAGGAGGGATCCGAACGTGTGACGGAGGCCGTGGAGGGTGAGGCCCGCGGCGGCGGGGGACAACCCGGCCGCGGCGATGACGCCCGGGAGGTGGTCCGCGGTCCACGCGTCCGGGTCCATCGGGCGCCCGTTCGGATGCCGGACCACAAACGCCATGCCCGCGCCCACGCCGCCCTCGGGGCACACCACCGGAGGCCACGCGGCGTGATGGGCGCGTAACGCCGCCGCCAACTCCGCGCCCACGTCCACAAACCGCCGGGAGGCCGTGGACTTGGGCGCCACCATTTCGGACTGGACATAGGTGTTAACGATAGCGAGGTGGCCGCGGACGCCCGCGTCCGGCCACGCCACGTCCCGCCACCGCAACCCGAACACCTCGCCGCGGCGGAGGCCCGCAAACAACGCCAAGGCGATGACCACGCGCGCGGTCCCGGTCGCCGCCGCCCACAACCTGGGGATGTCCGCGCCCTCCACGATCGGGCGTTCGGTCCGGACCACCTTGGCGCGCATCCCCGCGCCGCCGTGACGCCGCCCCTTGGGCAGAGGATTGGCCGCCATCCATTGGTGGGCCACCGCCCAATCCAAGATCCCATGGAGGAGGGCCACGGTGTTGTTGTGGGTCTTGGCCGCGAGGGTCCCGGCCTTGACCTTGGCCGCCTGCGTTTGGCGCCACGCCTCCAGGTCCGCGGTGGTGAGGCGATCGGAGGGGATCGATCCGAACGCGGGCACGAGGTGGCGCGTGACGATCGACACGTACGCGCGCGCGGTGGATCGTTTGATCGATCCAAGTTGCATATCCGCGGTCAACTTTTTGAGCCACGCCGCGCACACCTCGGCCATCGGGATCGCGGTGGTGTGGCGGTACGTGCCCGCGTCCACGTCGGTTTGCACCTCGCGTTCAAAGCGGTGGGCGTCCCGCGATCGCGCGAACGTCTTGGATCGTTCGGTCCCGCGATCATTAAAGACCACGCAGTACGAAATCTTGCCCGTGACACCAATACGTTTACGGATCATCGGGTGCCGTCCTCCATCCACGTCACGAGGAGGCCGAGGATCAAGGCGCGCAGGGACACGCCCTCGGCCTTGGCCTTGCGGCGGATGTCGGCCCACAGGCGGGCCGGGATCTTGTCTAAGAGGTACCGCCCATGCGCGGCCGTGGGCGGCGTGAACGCGCGGGAGTACCCGCGTTTGATCGTCGTGGCCACTTACAACCCCACCGGCTTGTAGCGGCCCACCGGGGCCGCGTCCACCGCGAGGCCCGCGGCCTTACGCCACGCGTCCACGAGGTGGTTGACGCGCGCCACCGCCGCGCGGCGCGTGTCATGGGTGGATTCCATTTGGCCATCCACCACCACCGTCCACGTCCACCGGCCCGCCGAGGTGTACACGCGGCCGTTCCGGCCCTCCGTGATCCGTTCGTTCCCGTCCCATTCCTTGAGGATTTCCGTGGTCATGTCTGCGCTGTCCTTCGTGCCCGGGGCGCCCTATGCGCCCACCCCCTCAATATAGCAAATCATATGATTCACGTCAACCCCCTGAAATCCCGCGGATTCGTGGGCATT